ATGGATGATTCTCGCAGCATCCAATCGCAATCGTTAGAAACGCCCAATTTCGGGCAAGAGATGCCAGTCCGTCGTCCAGGATGGGCTGCGACACAAATTGCGCTGGCGAAGTTGATCTTTGCAGCGAAGGATCTGGCGGAACGGAATATAACCCGTTCAATCGGGAGCCCTGATCGCCGCGTATGTGTCGAGTGTCGAATGGTTCAGGTGTGGCCAGGTTGTGGGCATTACTCCCACTGCCGTACGGGCCGCGTGCTCGATCTTGTCGATCTCGTCATCAAACAGACGCAATCCACGGAACCAGCTAAAGGGATCCACCCTGCAGTCGAATCCAGCAAAAAGGAGGAATGCGAAGCAGCCGGAGCGACGGGCGCGAGTGCTGAGGGGCACGCGCGCCCATTTGACCCGCGCCAGGTGGAAACCATCCAGGAGATCGTCGAGCGTACCCTGCGGCTGCACGGCTATTCCAACGACCGGATGGGCGCCCCAGAGAGGTGCGGCACATTGTTGCCGGTGCTCGGATCCGCTGTGCGATGCGAAAAGGAGAAGGGTCATAGCGGCAATCATCGGGCTGACGTGTCGCCCTGGCCGCCGGCATTTCAACAGACCAACGAGATCGGCGGGGGTGCGGAATGACCACCACGATCGATCTGCAGGTACGGCAAATACCCGTCGCGCTGATTGTTCCCTCGCCCACAAACCCGCGCAAGTCCATTGATGAGTCGCAGCTACGTGAGCTGGCCGAGTCTATACAGAGCGGCGGCATCAAGGTCCCGCTGCAGCTGCGGCCTCTGGGTGACGGGTACGAAATTCTAGGCGGCGAGCGTCGCTGGCGTGCGGCGAAAATGTTGGGTCTCGATACGGTTCCCGCAATCGTCCGCGAGCTGAACGATGCTGATGCGCGCGAGCTGCAGCTCGTGGAAAACCTGCAGCGCGCCGATCTTAGCCCGATGGAGGAGGCTGAGGCCTACGAGATGCTCATCCAGCGCGCGGCGGATGAGGGTCTGGTTATTCCAGACGACGCCCTGGCACACAAAGTAGGAAAGCCGGCGGCCTATGTGCGATCGCGTCGCCGGTTGTTGGAGCTGATCCCCGAGGCTCGAGAATGTGCGCGCGAGGGGCTGATCGCATTCGGCGCGGCGCTGTTGATTGCGAAGCTGACGCCGCAGCAGCAGGTACAGGCGACGCATCGCGCCTTGAACATGCACAACGCTGGCAAGATGTTGCCAGACGTAATCAACGAAGTCCGCGAAGAAAAGCGTGACGCTGAATCTGGCCGCGCCAAGATGATCGCGCAAGGCAAGTCGCCGGACGATTACTGCGATGCGTTCGAGCCAATCTCGGAGCGGGTCCTACGCGCCTGGATCGAGGATCACATTCTGCTCGATCTGAAGTCGGCGCCGTGGCCGCTGGATGCGCAGAACATGCATCCCGTCGCGGGTGCATGCGTGGATTGCCCGAAGAGGACCGGGGCAGACCAGGCGCTCTTCGCCGATCTGACGGCGCAGGCCGATGTGTGCACTGATCCTGACTGCTTCTCGGAAAAGAAGAAAACCTTCATCCATATCACTGCCGAGGCCGCAGAGAAATCGGGCAAGCCGCTCCTGAAGCTTTCGATGCAGGCCAATTACATGGGCGTGCGCGAGGGGCAGAAGAGCTACAAGAAAGGCCAGTGGCTCTCGGCTAAGCCTGGCGAGTGTGGCAGCGTGCAGAAAGGCATTACGGACGAAGGCGAGCTGCTCGACGTTTGCGTCGATCCGAAATGCAAGGTGCACCCGCACATAGTCACGTCGCCCGCGGTGAAGGCCGCTCCTGGGCCAAAGCAGGAAAGCTGGGAGGTTCGCCAGAAGCGCGAGAAGGCCGAAGAGGCGGCGTGGTTGGTCGCTGAGTTGCCGATCCGGAAAGCCGTTTATGCGGCGATTCGGCGAAAAGCCAAAGGGTCGAAGCTGCTTCGCGTGGCCATGAGCCGGTTGTTTGAGGAAAGTAACGTTTGGGAGCTTTCCGAGTTCCTCGGCTGGGTGCAGGCCGAGGACAAACATCGGCACGATACGGTCGTTGCGCTACTGAAGCAATCCAAGGACGACGAATTGGAGGGCTACATCTGCGACCTCGCAGTCGGACCTCTGGCTATCCCTGATTGGGGTAACCGCGCTATGGGGAAAGATCGCAGAGAGCTGTGGGCCTTAGCGGAATCTCTCGGTATCGACGCCGAGGCGATCGAGAACCAGGTGAGTGGAAAGCCCGATCAGAAGCGTCCTGCGAAAAAAGCTCCAGCGAAAAAGGCGGCACCAAAGAAGCAATCGACCGCGAAGAAAACCGCGGGAAAGAAAGGCGGCAAAAAATGAAGCACATGGGGGAGCTGATAGCGCCTCCGGGTGTCTGCCGATTCTGTAGGTGCAGCGAGGAGGATCCGTGTAGTTTTCACCGCAGCGAGGGGCCGGTCTGGATTGCGAAGGCGCGTAACTGCTGCAACGCTCCGGCGTGCATTCGCGCACGGAACGAAGAGCACGCGGCTCGGATGCGCATGGAGTCGGAGTGGAAGCGAAAGCGGACTCCCGCGGAGATCGGCGCACTGATCGCAGAGGAGCAACGCGAGAAGCGGCGGCAGTATCGCCTGAAGGCTAAGTCGCGGAAAGGTCGTGTGGCATGAATGCTCATTCGGTGGTTGGTTCGCTACGGATCTGTCCGGGATGCGGAGACCTTACCTGGTCGGTGAACTACTGCGACCAGTGCGCACGGCGCGAGGCGGAGATGGAGGCGACGTATGCTGAGCGCGAGTTGGTCTCCACGCGCATGGATTCTTTGTTTGGCTCTCTACCTCGAGTAAAGATCGTCGCCGCGGTCGAGGACGATTCCGGCATGGATGGAACTGTCCTCGTGACGGCGCTTGTCTGTGGTGCGGTGGGCGCCGCTATCTGGTCGATCGCTATAACGGCGGCGCGGTGGGCGCTGCATCTGTTGTTTTCACATTTGTTTTAAGTCGTCTCGCGGAAAGGGGAATACGTGGCTGCTGAGGAATTGATCACGATCAATATTGGGAACGTCTCCGATGGCGCTCTCGTCGAAGCCTTTGATTTGAAACTGAGGGAAGTACTCGCCAACATAGCCGATCCGACTACCTCGGCAACTGCGAAGCGCGAAATTGTGTTGCGCCTGGAGCTGAGGCCAAAAGAGGATCGCGTCCAGATCGACACGCAGTTTACCTGTGTCGCGAAGCTGTCGTCGATCACACCGAACACCTCGCGGATCTTTCTTGGGCAGGACAAGGACGGCGGACTGTATGCGCTCAACTCCGATCCGCGCCAGCTCAGCTTCTTTACTCCTCCCAGGCCGGTCGAGGCTCCGAAGCCATTGCAGTTCACTCCGGCTGGTAAGTAGTGCTGTTACGCGGTGCAACGTGGTGCAACTGAAAGAGAGGAAACATGCAGGAGATATTGGAGTATCTATTTGCGCGGCTAAAGCAGCCGTTTGAGCCTGTTCGCGAAGTTGGCGGGCAGCCGTATGCAGTCAAGAGTGATGGCACCCTGGGCGCGCCGATCCGCGATCTGCCGCCGCAGTTTGACGCTCCAACCTTGAACGTCAGTACGCTCGCGGGATTCGTTGACGCGTACAAGGCGAACATCGATGGATTTCCGGAGCAGGTCGCAGTTCAGATTGAGGACTATCGCACCGTTGCACTGGTCGCGTTGGAGGCGGATAGCTTCGGTCGCCGTCACGTCTGGGCACGGGCGCGGCACGCGGATGAGATCCCGTTCAGGTTTGACACCTACTACACCCCGGAAGATTTCCTGCTCGCATTTCGTGCGAGCTTTCTCTTCAACGAGAATGCCGTGCTCGTACAGCGGATAGCGTCGAACGTGTCGGCCGAGAATTCAGTCGCGCTGGCCGACGACGGCATGTCGCAGAGCGTCGTGTTGAAGGTTGGCGCAGTGACACGCGAGGCGATCAAGCTGCCGGCAGAGGGCGTGTCACTAATTCCCTGGCGCACTTTCCGCGAAGTGAATCCAGTTGAATCGAAATTTCTGCTGCGCATGAAGAACGTCAAAGACGGCATCCCGACTGTAGTCCTCCACGAGATTGATGCGAAGTGGAAGCTCGACACGATCGGGAGCATCACCAAGTGGATCAAGTACGAGTTGCCGGAATCCACGGTGATCGCGTAATCAAGTTTCCCGGGTGAGCGAGACACCCTGGAAGATGCAGCGGGCTGCGGGTGGGCCGGAACAATGGCTGATACCACATTCCCCAGGCGGGCCAGCTCCGCTGCAGCAAACTCGGATAGAAGGGATGCTCGCTAGGGGAATAACAACGCTGGCACGAGGGTACATATGCCAATCAGAATTCAACGCAGAAGAACGAAGGGCTGGAAGGCTCCTGCCGGCGCAGTGAGTGTCACCCGTCCCGGCCCTTGGGGAAATCCATTCACAATCGCTGGCGCTATTGAAAGCGGGTACGCCAAGGATGAATCCGGCGCGAGGAAGTTGGTGGTTGAGTGCTTCAGATCGTGGCTTTCCGGCCATACGGATTGGTGGCAAGGGCCAGAGTGTGACTCCCGGAGAGCGTGGATGCGGAAGCATTTGGAGCAACTGCGGGGGAAAGATTTGATGTGTTTTTGTCCGCCAGATCAGCCGTGTCATGCGGCCGTGTTGATCGAATTTGCCAATCGCTGATTAGTAACGTCGCGACAGGGGCGCAAGTATACCGGAATAACAACGCTGGCACGAGGGTACAAGGAGAAACGATGGAAGTGACGAAATGCGAACTGTGCGGCGAACCGATGCCGCAAGGCGAAGAGATGTTCAAGTATCACGGCTATAGCGGTGGATGCCCGAAGCCGCCGATGCCGAAAACGATGAGCGGTGTGGAGTTGATCGCGGCTGAGCGCACGCGGCAGATAGATGTCGAAGGTTGGACGCCGGAACACGACGACAGGCACACAGACGCCGTGATGGCGATCCAAGCCGCTGCATTGGCACTCGACGGCACAGACGTGTCAGTGCTGCATCCAGGGGTCGAATGGGTAAGGGTTGACCGTGGGGGCTAGTGGCGAAACACCGTGGCTCTTGGATTCGCGAACTCACTATCGCGGGGGCGCTAATTGCCGCAGAAATTGACCGGCTACAACGTGCTCAAAAACGTGATGAATACGCTGAAGAAGAGCGGAACGAGACGAGCCCTTATTAAGTAATGTCGCGATAGGGGCGCAAGTATATCGGCAGAACAACGCTGGCACGAGGGTAGTGGCAAAAGGAGAGAAATGCACCAGTTTCTGATCGACGTTATGAAAGAGCTTGAGCGCGTGATTACCCCGCCCGAGCACTGTCACCACGCCTTGACGTGCTCGCAGTATGGCAGCCCGGAAAAGGGATGGAAGGACTGCCTAGCACTGCAAGTCAACATCGCCGGAAAGTTCCACTGCGTGCTCCTGATGCCCAAAGACTTGGAGAAGTCGGCTGTCGAGCTTGCGGAGGAAATTCGCGATTTACTTCGCAAGCCGATGGAAAGCGAGCAACTCGGAGTAGGGTTCGGGCAATACACGTCAGAACCGAATACGCCATTGAAGAACCTGCGGGAGTACATCCAGAAGACCCGCGATTTTAATGAGAAGTGGATAGGGTTGCATCTTCGTGATGGGCACCCTGGGAGCGCCGCCCGCAGGAAAGAGATAGTCGCGGAGATGGACGGATACCTAGCCGCGCTCGACGCAGCGGCGGAAAGGAAAGTGCAATGACAAGGCCGACTGCGCGCGAGGCGTGCGTGGATTGTCTGCAGCGTGGGCATGTTTGCCAGGCGCAGATCTTTGTGGATGGGCAGGCGCTATGCATGGAGTGCGCAGATTGTGAGCCTTGCTCGTTCGATCGCGTGGAAAAGAAGAAGCAGGCGGGTGCCATACCCGTGGACATCTTTGGCGAGGCGTTAAGCGCACCGCCCGCGACCCACGGAGGGGATGCGCCAGGCGACGATCATGGGGTTGGCAATACTCAGGGAGAAGAAATGGGAATCAAGACGACTAAGCCGAAGGGCGCGAGAATAGCGCAAAAGGTGAAGGAAGCAATCCTCGCCGAACATCCGGATACGCCGGGTGCAAAGCTGGCGCGTAAGTATGGCCTGTCCGACGGATCTATCTATTACATCCGCGCGAGGGCTGGAGTTTCCAAGCTGAAGGAATCCGCGGTCGTGAAGGAATCCGCAGTCGTGAAGGAATCCGCGGTCGTGAAGGAATCCGCGGTCGTGAAGAAATCCGCAGAACAATGTGCAATGGCTGCTGATCCCACGGAGCGTGCTGTCGATGATCTGCCCCTCGCGCCGCAGCGCGGACCTGTGGGCCAACGGCTCGATGCCATGTGGGCCGGGTTAACCGAGGCAGACAAGAAGCTCGCTCTGCTGGCGTTGCTGGGGAGTGCCGGGAGGTGAGGCCAAAGAAGCGACTTTTGTTGTACTGCTCCGACGAGGACCAGGCGGAGCGCATCGGCTTTGTGCTCTGGACCTGTGGCTATAAGGTTGACCGGGCGCCGCGTGACGACGCACATATGCGAGACGGGTTTGGCCGGCGCGCGGACCTGGTACTTGTGGTGGCGGCAACGGCGACACCGGTGCGCGCGATCGCGCAGTGGGCAGAGGGGACGCCCGTAGTTGCCTGGACGCGGGGCGAGCCTGTCGATACCAGCGGATGGACGGCGCAGGAGGTCGTCAGAGATGGTTCCGTCGCCGCTCTGCTGGACGCGGTGCGGCGGCACGTGGCGAGGCGCAAGGCGGCGGCATGAGTGTGCGGGTGATGGCGGATGTATGGGATAACGGGCCCGAGGATGCGGCGCAGTGTGCCGTATTAGTGGCTCTGGCCAACTTCTGTAACGACGACGGCGGTAACTGCTTTCCATCTGTCGCGCGGGTTGCGAAGATGCTGCGCTACTCCGAGCGGACGGTGCAGAGGGCAATTGCATCGCTCGTCGCCGACGGCTGGATGACGGTGGAGCGGGCCGGAGGAAGAGGCGTGTTCTCAAGTTACACGATCGATGTTCGAAGGCTGAAAGGGTGTCACCCTGTCACCCTTTCAGCGGGCGAAACGAAGATGCAAAAGGGTGACATCCACGACAGAAAGGGTGACATCCTGGCGCAAAAGGGTGACATCCACGACATTCCCCCAGACCCCCTATTTGGTGTAACCATCATGAACCACCATGAACCATCAAGTATTATCCCCCCTACCCCCTTGCAGGGGGACTGCGAAGAAAAGGAGCACGAAGCACATGCGGAAGGCAACGGGTCAGCGAAGGATGAAGCCGCGACGAAAGCGGGCGCCAGGCGTATGGAGAGTGTCAGCGCTATTGCTGGCGGCATCGATGCCGAGGCAGAGAGAGTTATGCGCGAGTGTGGGTTCATTCTCTCCAACTCGCGGCTCAGGGCCGTGGTTTCCGCTGCGCTAAGCCTGGAGCGCGAGAAGCGATCCCGGACATCGGGACACGAAGCGATCGAGGTTGCGGCGATCTCCGATGAGATGATCGAGAACTATCGGCAATACGTCACGATGGGCGAGTTTTTGCGCTTCACCTGGGGGCCTAGGAAGTTTTTCGGTGATGGCCATTGGATCAACTGGCAGGGATGGCCGATCGATCAGCAACGCATTGACATGCGACGTGGAGCGAGGGCTGGACTATGACACCGGGAATCAGCGTAGTTACTCGCAGGCCGACGCGGCGCAAGGGCAAGCAGTTGGGTTTGAGAATCACCGAAGAGCGCTATGCCAAGCTCTGCCGGATGGCTGGGAATCGCACATTGACGATGGTGCTCAATCGCCTGATCGACAGTGCGCAAGAAAAGTGTCTAGACACATCTTGTAAAAGCGCAAAACCCGTATAGGGTGTGGATGTAGCAAGGAAAACGCTCGCGCAAGCGACGAAGGATTCAGAGCATCGGTCCTGGCGGCACGAAAGCCCGCTGTTGTACACGTTAGCAATCCTGTCTCTCAGCGATCCCTCGACCGGGAGTACCCGGTATTGCTGAGAGTCGAGCACGCCCTGGCTGTGTTCGCGACTGGCAGATGGCCAAGTCGCCCTACAAGAAACCGCGAACGGCCAAACGGGCCTTCATACTCTATCTCTACAACACGTCTCTGGGTTGGAGGATGGATCCAGAGTGCGGTCATGTCAGCTTCGCCATGGGCGAAGAGAAGGTGCGGCTGGGCCAATGGCGTCGCGTCTATGACGGAGTGAGCGGCGCGCACCTCGGCTATCAGCCGCTAAGGGCTCCGCAGAGAGACCGCTCAGTTCTGCCCGGCATTCCGGTAGCGACCACGATAACAGAAGGCGAGATGGATCTGAACGCGGGGCAATGCTTCGCGGACGGGAAATCGCTCTCTGTCGCGTTGCGGGATGAATTGCGCAGGGCAGGCCAGAGGATCGGGCTGCCCGACGCGGATGCGGTCGAAGAGGCTGCGTTCAAGGTGAAGCACTATCGCCAAATTGGCGACGATCAAGCGGTACGGGTGTAACAGCCGAAGTAGCTCTGGGGGTATCGCGTGATTGTTAATTGGGCCATGATTTCGGCGCTTGTCGGAATCGCGCTGGTATTTATCACGGTCTGCGGCCAGGTGTTTCTCTATGGAAAGCTGGTCGGAAAGGTGGCCCAGCATACGGATCAACTTGCCGGCCACGAGATGCGGTTCGAAAAACTCGATGTCAAATTCGAGCGGCACGATGATCTGCTGAACCATCATGGGGCGCGGATCTCGGTAGTGGAATCAAAGCTCGGCATCGCAGAGACGAGATTCTAGATGAGCTTCGTAAGGGAGCAAGTAGCGGACGCGTGCAAGCGCTGGGGCGCGAAGCTTTGGGTTCCAGAGAGCATCGACGGGCCGCGGCTCTTATGGGCATTGAGCGGCTGCGAGTCGAGCTTCGGCGCGAATTGCACGCCGCGGCATGAGATGGCTTACTGCATCGGTATTTACTCGCACGATCCGCGGGTGATTGAGTTGACGCGCGAGTTTGGGCATGACGCGCACTGCTCGTTTGGACCATGGCAGCTGCTCTTGGTGAATGCGTCGAGCTTTACGACGCCGGAAGATTTTGTGCGTGTAGATCGCTGCGCGATGGAGACGGCGAGCTATATCAACATGCGAATCATACGAGCCCAGAAGGCGACGACGATTGAGCAGATCGCAGACGCATATAACTCGGGAACGTGGCGAGATCGCAGCGTTCCCGAGAAGTACATCGCAGACTGCGTGCACTACTACAACGATGTGGCAATGCCGGAGGCGGTGTGATGGATGATCTGCGGATCTGGATCAAGGGTTTGGTTGCTGCAATTGTGCACGGAGCGGCCGCGGCGACAACAGCGGTCATCGTGGATCCAAGTGCGTTCGCGGCGAACAGGAGTGGATTGCTGCATCTCGCTGCCGTCGCGGGAGTGAGCGCGCTCTTTGGGGCTGCGGGTTATCTTACGCAGTCTCCTATACCAGGAAAATAACCTGCCGGTTGGCAATCGGCGAAAGAGGAGCTAATGAGCAATCCGATGAGCACGTTCTTCGGCGATCTGGTCGCCGCTGGGAAAAAAGTGGAAGATTTTTTGATTAGCGTGGTGAAGGGCGCGAAGACGTTGTCGGCGATCTGGGGCGCGCTTTCGGGCCCAGTCCTGGCGGCTGCGAGCGCGGTGTTTTATGACGTGGTGAAGACGGTGAATGCGGCCGAGTCGGCGGCGGCCTCGGCGCAGTCAGGAAATGTGGTCAGTGCGATCACGCTCAGCGAGACGACGATCAGCCTGGTAAAGCAGGTTGTCTCCGACTTCAAGGCGGGTGAAGCGACGATTGTCTCCGACTTCAAGGCGCTGGGTATCAAGCTGTAAGGGATCTCGCCCATAGAGGCGAGGATTGAAGGGCAGATGGGCGCTGTCGGCGGAAGCAAGCAGCGCCCGATTTTTTAAGATTGGGATTCACCAGCAACAACCACAGTAAGCAGCCGCAGTCGATGGCAAGCGCGGGTAATCGGGTGAGTCCGGCCCGCGCGAGGACGGTACGATGCAGACGTTGATATTCAGCCCGGTAACGCCGGATCAGTTCGCGAAGGTCATCGCAGCGCTGCAAGCGAAAGACCTGCAGGTCGCAGGCACAGAAGGCGAGATTAAAAAGTTCGGTGCAGACGTGAGGTTTGCATATTGCGCGCCAGTGCTGACGCTCACAGTGGTAAGCGCACCACACTTCTATTCGATGGGTGGATTCTGTCGGGAGATTCACGAGGCGGTGGAGGCGATGCTGTAATGCCGAGTCGCAGCAAGCACCCGTGCGGTAATCCTGGATGTGCTGCGCTGGTTGTTGGCGGAAGGTATTGTCTCCAGCATCGGCCGATGGAACGGCAGGTGCGCGAGCCGGATCGATATCGTGGCAGTGCGGCGAGTCGAGGATACGACAGCAAGTGGCGCACGTTTCGCGCGGGATACTTGCGGCGTCACCCGTTGTGTGTGGACTGTGAATCAGTCGGCCATGTGGCGATGGCGAGGCACGTTCACCATATCAAGAAGCTGGCGGAGCATCCCAGGCTGAAGTACGCGGAGAGCAATCTGATGCCGCTGTGCGAGGAACATCACAACGCGCGCACGGCCAGGGGCGAATAGGATCCCTGGTAGGGATGGGGGGTCGAGATAGTGCAGAAGCGGCAGTTCCGAGACCGTATGGGGGCCCTCCCTTATACATCCACAAAATGGAGTTTTCAGGGAAATAGGGCATGGATATAAGCGTTCGATCATGCTCGGTATCCGATAGCCTCCATTGATGCGGTACGGTATCCGCACCGCTGCGATAGACCAGGTAACACTCGAAATGAGTTCCTAAATGGCTGGACGGCCACCAAAACCAACCAATCTTTTGCAGCTCACCGGCGCGCATAAGAAAAACCCGAAGCGTGCGGCAGCTCGCGCAGGCGAGCCGACACCGGATGGTCCTCTGGGCGATCCTCCGTCGCGCTGGTCTGCTGTGTTCCCCGAGTTTGACTATCAGCGCTGCGGTGAGCTGCGGGAACTCTGGCGCGAGGTCCAGGAGATGGCGCCCTGGCTGACGTCAGCAGATCGATGGACCGTCGAGAGCATCTGTGAGCTGAAGCTCCTGGAGCGCCGGCGAGCAATCAAGCCCGGTGAGCGGTCCGAGTTGGGGCGTCTCAGCGGAAAATGCGGGCTCAATCCCTCAGACCGCGTGAAGGTGAATGTTGCGCCGAACACGCCTAAGACCAGCGATCCACGCGACGTGTTTGAGCGGGGTGCTAAGCACGGATGATGATTTATGGCAAAGCGATCAGTCGCGGAGAAGTACATCGCAGACGTGCTCGCTGGCCGGATCCTCACGTCAAAGCTTGTGCGCCTTGAGATCGAGCGCCATGTACGCGATCTCAAGGACGGCGCCGCGCGCGGGCTCATCTTCGATCGCAAAGCGGCACAGCACGTAATTGATTTCTTTCCGCTCTACCTGTTGCACACAGAGGGCGAGTATTGTGATCAGCCATTTGTTCTGCTGCCATTCCAGCAGGCGCAGTTGTGGATACTGTACGGGTGGAAGTGGAAGGCCACCGGATATCGGCGTTTCAAGTTCGCGTATAACGAGATTGGCCGCGGAAACGGAAAATCAGCGTTCGCCTCTGGCCTCTGCATCTACGAGCTGAAATTCTTCGGTGAACCAGGTGCACAGGTTTACTCGGCGTCAACGGACAAGAAGACCGCGAAGCTGGTCTTCGATACCGCCGACTTGATGGTCAAAAAATCGGAGTGGCTCTCTGAGCGGATTCTCTGCTCACGAGACAATCTGAGCATTGCTGGCACGGCTTCGAAGTTTGAACCATGCGCCTCTGAAGATATGAATCTGATGGGCCTCCGCCCGTCATTTGTCGTGCTCGACGAGTTGCACGCGCATCGCACCTCGGGTGTATGGGACGTATTTGTAACTGCGATGGGCAAGCGGCGCAATCCCCTGCTCTTCGCTATCACCAACAGCGGGTACGACCGCCACTCGGTCTGCTGGAATCAGCGCGAGTACTCAACCAAGGTCCTCCTCGGCATCATCGAAGATGACACCTGGTTTGCATGGATCTGCGGCCTCGACGACGGCGACGATTGGGAGGATGAGCGAAACTGGATCAAGGCCAATCCTGCTCTTGGCTTCCTTGTCCGCATCGAGGACATGCGGTCGCAGGCCGCCAAGGCAAAGGCGGATCCATCGGCCCTGAATAGTTTTCTGCGCTTCCGCCTATCGGTCTGGACATCCTCGCATTCCGCGTGGATGCCGATGGACAAGTGGGATTTATGCGCCACTGAGGTGGATCGGCTCGCACTCCGAGGCCGCCGCTGTTTTGGAGGCCTCGACCTATCGACGACCATCGATATCAGCGCGTTCGTACTCGTGTTCCCTCCCGAGGGTGACGACAAACAATGGTATGTCATCCCGTACTTCTTTTTGCCAGAGGAAGCGATCGAGTCCCGCAGCAAGCGCGACCGTGTGCCGTACGATGTCTGGGCGCGACAGGGGTTATTCACGCTCACGCCTGGCGATGTGATCGATTATGACTTCATCCGCTCCCAGGTAAACGAGTTGGCCGCCGAATATGAGATCAAGGAGATCGCCTATGATCCCTACAACGCGCAGCAGCTCGTCACGCAGCTCACTGGCGATGGCTTTGAGATGGTCGTATTGAGGCAGGGGTTTCTGAGTCTCAACGCGCCGACCAAGCGGCTCATGGAGCTGGTGCTCACTGGAGTATTAGCGCATGGCGGTAATCCCGTTCTGCGTTGGATGGCCTCGAACGTCATGGTGGCGATCGACGCGGCCGGCTGCATTAAGCCTGACAAAGCCGCAAGTAGAGAAAAAATAGATGGTATCGCTGCCCTCGTCGATGCATTGGCGCGGGCGATCGTCGCGCCGGCAGCTCCGAAACGGAAACACGCTTTCCTCATCGCATAAGGACACAAATGGGAATCTTCTCAGCCATCCAGGCGGCACGCGAATCGATGGAGCGCGATGCCGCGCCCATCACGTTGCGCGGTGCGGGTCTCAGCCTCGAAAATCCTGCTGTATCACTGTCGTCCCCCGCTGCATACCAGCTACTCTCCGGATCTTATCCCACAGTATCCGGCGAGTCGATCAATACAGAGTCGGCGCTACGCATCGGCGCTGTCTATGCCTGCATCCGCGTCATAGGTAACGGTGTAGCAGGCATGCCAGCGAAGATGTATTCCATCGATGGTGCAAATCACACCGAGGCTGTAGACCACCCGCTGTACTACAAGCTCACGCAAGAGCCAAACCCGGAGATGACGGCTTTCACATTTTTTACCGCCCTCTCCGGGGCTATGGCTCTGACAGGCAATGGCTACGCCCTCATAGAGCGCAACCCAGCGGGACAAGTAGTAGCGCTATGGCCGATCCCGCCTCGCCTCATCGAGCCCAAGCGCAAAAAAAAGTCCCTCATCTATACATTTACCGACCCTGAGAGTCATGCTGAGACTCAGATAGCTCCTGCGGACATCATCCATGTACCCTTGTTTTGCTTCGATGGGCTCAAAGGCTATAGTCCGATCGATCTCGCACGACAGGGATTGGGACTAGCTAAAGCTGCGGAGAAGTATGCTGCCAGCTACTTTGGCACCGGTGGCGACCCCGGGGGTATCATGTCCACCCCGGATGACATCGATCTTGCGGAACTAACCACGGCTAAAACTTCGTGGGATCAGCAGCGAGCTGGATCTGGATCAGCCGGTAAGACCGTTTTCGTCGCAGGCAATTGGAAGTATGAGCCGATTGCTATCTCTCAGCGCGATGCTCAGTTTATCGAGTCCAGAAAATTTCAACGTGAGGAGATATGTGCTCTCTGGGGTGTCCCTGCCCACATGGTCGGCGATCCAGGCAAGCTTTCGAATGGCAACTGGGAGCAGCAAGCACTCAGCCTCGTAGTCGATACGCTCTCTCCCTACGCAGAGCGCATCGCACAGGAGCTGCACCGCAAGCTCCTCGGAAAAACTAGCAGCTACAAGATAGCTTTTGATCCCACGGTCCGCCTCCGTGCGGATCGTAAGTCGACCATGGAGTCTGTAGCACTTTCTCGTCAGTGGGGCACCATGACTACCGATGAGGCCCGCCAGATGCTAGGGCTAAATCCCCTCGGTGGCGATATGGGCGAGATGATCCTAGTACCGGTCAATATGATGCCTGCCGACCGCATGCTCAAAGCTCCTCAGCCTGCTCAGCCTACTGCGCAGCCTGAAACTAATCATGCATCCCGCTATCTGCTCACCGACTGCATCGGTCGCTACTCTACCCGGTCTCACCGCGACGCGGACACTGTCCGACAGGTATTCGGTCCCGCAGTCCAATCTATTGTCGAGGTCATCGCTACCCGGGCAGCCCGGGACATGCACCTTCCAGATATTTTCTGGTCCGAGGATGTCGCGGATGAGGTACTCCGCATGATCGCCAAGCGTGAGCAGCCGGATGCAGACAAGATCCTCCGCTCCATCATTCTCTCTACATATCGCGAGGCCGGAGCGGCACTCGCCGAGGAAAAACAAAATGGCTAAACAGCTAGAGCGCCGCACCATCACTTCCGAGTTTCGCGTGACCAAGACGGACAACGAGACCACGATCGGTGGCTATGCCAGTGTCTTCGATTCGGCCTCGGTAGATATGGGCTACACGGAGTATGTGGACCCACATGCTTTCGACTCTGTGCTGGCGGCTAACCCCGACTGTCGCTGCCTCTGGAACCATAACCCCGATGTGGTGCTAGGTCGCACCGCCTCTGGCACCCTCAAGCTGAGTGTCGATGAGCAGGGCCTCGCCTACGAGTGCGTGCTCCCGGATACTCAGGCTGCACGTGATCTAGCGATCAGTATGGAGCGCAAAGACATCTCCCAGTCCTCCTTCGCCTTTGTCTGTGCCGAGGATAAGTGGGAGAAAACTTCCGAGGGTAACTGGACACGTCGTATCCTGCAGGTCTCATCGCTCGCCGATGTCTCTCCTGTCACCTATCCGGCCTATTCGTCTGCTACCTCCGGTCTCCGGTCTCTGCCTGCATCCATGCCCGCAGAGCTACGCTCAGCGCTCTCGCAACGTGATGACGGTAACGCAGATCCGAACGTGAATGGATGCACCTGCGACTGTCCCGAGTGTATGGGAAATAACTGCGAGACGTGCAGTGACGCTAACTGCACCGACCCCAACTGCCTCGCAAACCGCTCGTGTGGTCTGAGTGATGCAGAGGTCCGCAGCCTACAGGCGCGGATTGCAGTAGAAGCAGCGTCG